GAGCGGGCCGCCGCGCCGTTGTTGGCGGCGAAGACGTACTCGGCGCCGTCGGTGGTCTTCAGCGACTCCTCCGACAGTTGGAGCCGGATCGACTTCGGCCCCATGAGCTGGGCGAGGTGCGGGTTGGTCTTGAAGGTCTCGCCCATGGCGAGCCAGAACCGCTTCGCGTAGGAGCGGTCGGTGGAGGTGCCGAGTACGAGCGGCACCTGCTCAACGGCCAGCCAGTAGGCGGCGAACGCCCGGCCGAGCCGACTCTTTCCGTTCTGTCTTCCGGCCAAGATCAGCACGGTCCGGAACCGGGGCCGGCCGTCTGGCAGCAGCTCGCCAGCGTGGATCGCGGCCCATTGCTGCCATGGGTCCAGCGGCTCCAGCAGCACGTCCCGGGCGAAGTCGATGACCTCGTAGCCGTAGGAGGTGGCCGGGGTCAGCTCGACCAGTGGTGGTGTCCAGAGGCGCGGGAGGGTGCTACCCAGCAGCTCGGGCGGCGCGCCGGGCTCGCAGCTCGTCGAGGGGGCTGGCGGCTGGCTCACGGGTCGGTGCTCCCTTCCCGAGGATCGCGGCGCGGCCGGCCGGGGTCATCGCGAGGGCGGTCAGCGTCGCCAGCAGCCGCGGGCCCAGCTGGTCCAGCTGGTCCGGGTCGTCGTCGAGTGCTTTGGCGTAGCCGGCGGCGAGCCGGACCGCCGCACCATCGGCCGGGGACGTATCGACCTCGGCCAGTGCCCGGCGTAGAGCGGTGGTGTAGGTGCTGGTCCTGGCCATGAAGTCATACTAATCCGATAGGGGTGGGGGGTATATGCTGACCATGTGAAGTGGCCGTGGTCGCGTCGCCAGCCCAAGGCGCTGGTCTCGATCGGCGATCCTGCGGTGGCTGCGGTGTTCGGGGTGCTGCCGACGCTGGCCGGGGTTGCGGTGACGGAGTCGACGGTGCTCGGGCTGTCGGCGGTGTGGCGGGCGGTGAACGTGGTCGCCGGGACGTTGGGCACGCTGCCTCTGCGGACGCTGCGGGACTCCGACGCCGGCCGGCGGCGGGTGCCGTCCGTGTTCGACGACCCGGGTCGCCCGTTCGGGATGCGGCCGTTCACGTGGAAGCAGACCACGACCGCGCACCTGGTGCTGAACGGGAACGCGTTCCTCGCCCACGTGCGCAACGGCGGCGGGGGGCTGGCCGGGTTGATGCCGGTGCACCCGCTGTGCGTGTCGGTGGACTGGGAACGGTCGCCTGACGGGGAGTTCACCGGCAGGAAGGTGTTCGACGCGACGCTGCCGGACGGCACCCGGCGCCGGTACACCGAGGACACGATGACCCACGTGACCGGGTTGTGCCTGGACGGGCTGCGGGGGTTGTCGCCGGTGGGGGTGGCGCGGCATTCGTTGGGCAAGTCGATCGCGGCGGACCGGGCGGCGGCCGTGTCGTACGGCAACGGGGCGATGGTGCGGGCGCTGGTCACCCCGGATGAGGACGAGTCGGAGATCGACGCCGCGCAGATCGCGGCGGAGCTGCGGCAGGCGACCGCCGGCTGGGAACACGCCAATGAGTTCGCGGTGATCAACCGCCGGTTGAAGGTGTCCGAGCTGTCGATGAACCACGCCGACGCCCAGTTCCTGGAGAGCAGGCAGTTTGAGGTGCAGGAGGTTGCGCGCTGGTTCGGGATTCCGGCGAACCTGCTCATGGACCCCGGTGCCGTCTCGACCTGGGGGCAGGGCGTCGAGATCCAGAACCGGGGCCTGAGCCGGTACAGCCTGGTCCACTACTCGACTCCGCTCGAGCAGGCGTGCTCGGCGTTGCTGGGTCAGACCAGCTTCGTCGAGTTCGACTTCGCCGGGATGGAACGCCCGACCCCCGAACAGGAGATCGGGCTCCTGATCGCGCAGGCAGGCGGGCCGATCATGACCGTGAACGAGGCCCGGAAGATCCGGAACCTGCCGCCGGTGGAGGGCGGGGACGTGCTGCGGACCGCTCAGCCGGCCGTAGCGCCGTCGGGCGGCGGGGGGGTGTCGTGATGGACCAGGAGACGCTGCTGCGGCTGCACGCTCTGGCGGGACGTGCCCGGCGTATCGGTTCCCGGCCGGCGGCCGGTGGGCCGTGGTTCTCGATCAGCAACGAGACCGGCGACCGGGCGAAGCTGATGATCTACGGCGTGATCGGGTCGGACTGGGATGAGGGGGATGTGACCGCGGCCGGGTTCAGCCGGGCGCTGGACTCGATCACCGCCCCGGTGATCGACCTTCACCTGAACAGCCCCGGCGGGCTGGTCTTCGATGGTGTGGCGATCTACACGGCGCTGGTGGCGCATGCGTCCCGGGTCGAGGCGCACGTGGACGGGCTGGCCGCGTCGGCTGCGTCGTTCGTGGCGATGGCCGGTGACCTGGTGGAGATCGCCAAGCCGGCCAAGATGATGATCCACGACGCGCGGGGGCTGACCCTGGGCGGGCCGGCGGAGCACCGGGAGATGGCCGACCTGCTTGACGAGCTGTCCGACACCATCGCCGGCATCTACGCCGACCGGGCCGGCGGCACCGTGGCGGGGTGGCGTGAGGCGATGACCGCCACCACGTGGTACTCGGCCGAGTCGGCGGTCAAGGCGGGCCTGGCCGACCAGGTCACGGGTAAGGCACCGGCGCCGGACAACCGGACCCGGATGATCAGGGCGCGCCACCGCGTCCGTGTAGGCACCGAGAGGGTGTGAAGTGATGGACACGGAACAGATCCTGGCCGCCCTTCGGGCGATCATGGACGCTGCCGAGAACCGCGACCTGACCGATGAGGAGGCGACCCAGTACGAGGCGCTGGAGACGCAGCTCGCGGCTGCCCGGCGCGCGGAGGAGATCCGGGCGCGGCACGCCGCGCGCCAGGCGCCGGTTCCCGCCGATCTGGCCGCGGCGGTGCACGCGGGCAACCCGGCCCGGCCGGATGACGGCTACAACCGGGCGTTCGAGGCGTACCTGCGCACCGGCAAGCCGAACGCGGACCTGGTGCGGCCGACGAACGCTCAGGAGGCGGGCACCACCACCGAGGGTGGCTTCCTCGTGTCTACCGAGTTCCGGCAGAAGCTGGTCGAGGTCCGCGCGGCGTTCGGCGGGTTCGCCTCGATGGTTGAGTCGTTCTCCACGACCACGGGCGGCGCGCTGACCTACCCGTCGCTGGACGACACCGCCAACTCGGGCGCGATCGACGACGAAGAGGCGCAGATCAGCGACGGTGACGACCTGGTGTTCGGTGAGGTCGAGCTGGGTGCGTTCAAGTACACCGCGACCGGCGGCGACGGTGCTGGCACCGGACTTCGGGTGTCGTGGGAGCTGCTGCAGGACTCCGAGTTCGACATCCAGGGGCTGGTGGCCCGGGCGCTGGCGACCCGCATCATGCGGAAGCAGGCGTCCGACTGGGTCAACGGCGGCGGGACCTCGCTGCCGCTGGGGATCTTCCACGACTCGACCACCGCTGACGTGGTGCTGGACACCGAGGCGACGCTGATCTACCTGAACCTGCTGGAGACCGAGGCGGCGCTGGACCCCGAGTACCTGCAGAACGCCTCTTGGCTGATGTCTCACACCACGTGGGTGATGGTCATCAAGGCCATGGAGGACCAGGCCGACCGGCCGCTGATCCTTCCGCAGGCTCAGGCCGGTATCGGCGGCCCGGTCCAGCGGCAGCTGCTGGGCTACCCGGTGACGATCGACCAGGCATGCAACGCGATCACTGCCGATGGCGCCAACGGGCCGTTCATGGGACTCGGTGACTGGCGCGAGGCGTACGTGATCCGGCGGGTGGCCCCGTTCAGCCTCGTCGTGGACCCGTACACCCGGGCCGGCAACGGTCAGGTGCAGTACTTCGGGTGGGAGCGGGCGGACGGCACGATCCAGAACCGCAGCGCGTTCGCGGCGGTCGAGAACATCACCACCTAGGAGGCGACTGTGGCATCGGTGAAGCACGACCCGGAGTTCCGGGCAAAGTACATCGCGCACAAGCGGGCGGTGCTGGCGAAGACCGCGCCCAAGCGCAAGGCGGAGGCCCGGCAGAAGGCCGTCGTCAACCAGGCCGAGCCGAAGTAGGGAGGGGCGGCGGTCATGGCATGGGCACCTGCCTACTGCTCAACGGCGGAGCTGCGCGAGTACGCGACGAACAGCACCAAGGCCGTTGACGACGTGCAGATCACCCTGGCCGTGACCGCCGCGTCCCGGGCGATCGACCGTGCGTGCAACCGGCAGTTCGGGCTGGTCTCCGCGGAGGAGCGGATGTACACGCCGTGGTGGGACCGCCGGCGCCACCGGTGGGTGGCCACCATCGACGACCTGATGTCGGTGGTCGGGCTGGTGGTGGAGCTCGGCGGGGTGGCGACCACCGACTTCACGCTCGAGCCGCGTAATGCGGCCGCGCTGGGCCTGCCGTGGACGCGGCTGGTCTTCGACGTAGGTGGGGCGGTCACCCCGACCGGGGTCGAGTACGAGGCTGCGATCACCGCCCCGTGGGGGTGGACCACGGTCCCCGACCCGGTGAAGCTGGGGACGCTGCTGCAAGGCTCGCGGTTCTTCTCCAGGAAGGACAGCCCGTACGGGATCGCCGGTAGCCCGGACACCGGGTCGGAGCTGCGGCTGCTGGCGAAGGTGGACCCGGATGTGGCCGTGATCCTGGCCCCGTTCCGCCGCTGGTGGGCCGCCGCATGAGCATCAGCGGCAACGGGGACGTAGAGGCGAGGCTGATCCGGATCGAGACGAAGCTGGACCTGACGATCACCTCGGCGGACAAGCTGGGCACCGACCACGAGGACCGGCTGCGGGCGGTCGAGCGGAAGTTCTGGATCGCGATCGGGATGGCACTGGCGTCGCTGTCCGCGAACGCTGGCCAGTTCGTCAACACCCTGGGGGGTGGGATGTGATCCTCGCCGACGTGGCCGAGCAACTGGCGGCGCAGCTCGACACGATCGCCGGGCTGCGGTCCTTCGCGTTCGCACCCGACAAGGTCGCCCCGCCGGCTGCGATGGTCACGTGGCCGGAAGACATCACGTTCGACCAGACCTACGTGCGCGGCGCGGACCGGATGACCCTGGGTGTGGTGGTGGTGGTGGCCCGGCCGAACGACCGGTCGGCGCTGGACCGGTTGGGTGCCTACTGCGACGGGTCCGGCCCCAGCTCGGTCAAGGCGGTCCTGGAGTCCGGCACCTACACCGCCTTCGATGAGGTGGTTGTGCAGTCGGCCGAGTTCGACGCCTTCGAGATCGGCGGCACCGTCTACCCGGGCGTGCTGTTCCGGCTGGACATCATGGGACATGGAGCATAGGGAGTTCACATGGCACTGGCAACACGGCTGTCGCTGTCGCTGATCGCGACCCTGACCGACGCGCTGGACCTGTCCAGCCCGGCCGACGCTTTGGCGTACACCAGCCTGATCAAGCTGTCGACCGGTACCGGCGTGAACCAGGCGAACATGCTGTGGCATGACCGGCGGACTGTGGCCGCGTCCGACGATGAGGACCTGGACTTGGCCGGGGTGCTGGTGGACGGGCTGGGCGACACGCAGACCTTCGCGAGGGTCAAGGCGCTGCTGGTCGCCGCCGACGACGGGAACACGAACAACGTGGTGGTGACCTCCGACGGGTCCGCCGGTGTGCCGGGTCTGTTCCTGGCACTCGGTGACGGGGTGGTGGTCCGCCCAGGTGGCCTGTTCCTCTGGGTCGCCCCCGACGCGACCGCCGCGGTCGTCACCGCCACCACCGGCGACATCATCAACGTGGCCAACTCCGGGGCCGGCACCGGCGTGACCTACGACGTCATCATCATCGGCGCGAGCGCCTAGGAGGGGCCATGGCCAAGGTTCACAGCAAGCGCACAGTGGTGACTGTGGACAGCGATGACCTGTCCCAGTACACCAACACGTCCGAGTTCACCCGCACCGGCGACGAACACGACACCACCACCTACGGGCCAGACGACGCGCGCACGTTCGACAAGGGACTGACCAACGGCCAGTTCACCATGGGCGGGTTCTACGACAGCACCGCCAGCACCGGGCCGCGGGCGGTGCTGGACCCGCTGGTGGACTCCGGCGCGGTCACCGTGGTCCGCCGGCCGCAGGGCACCGGCGCCGGGCTGCCGCAGGACAGCTTCTCCGGCCTGTGTACCGAGTACAAGGAATCCAGCCCGGTCGCCGACTACATCACGTGGACTGCCACGTTCCGGATCTCCGGCGTGGTCAACTCCGCGGCACAGGGAGCATGACCATGGACAAGGAAGCGCTGTTCCGGCTGCGGCTGCCGGAGGACGACGTTCAGGTGCCCGGTGTAGGCACGGTGCGGGTGCGGGGGCTGAGCCGGGTGGAGGTGCTGCAGGCACGGAAGGCCACCGATGAGGCCACCATGGACGGGCCGCGGATGCTGACCCTTGAGCGCAAGATGCTGGCGGCGGCGCTGGTCGACCCTGCGCTGAGCGAGGCTGAGGTGGGCAAGTGGCAGGCCGTGGCCCCGGCTGGTGAGCTGGTGCCGCTGATCCAGGCTGTTGAGCGGCTGTCTGGGCTGTCTGAGGGTGCCCCGAAAAGTGGCGTGGCTGGCGATGGAGACGGACCCGGAGCTGGAGTTTGAGTACTACCTCGCGGCGAAGCTGGGCCGCACGGTCACGGAGCTGCGGGCGAGCCTGAGTAACCAGGAGTTCGTCCGCTGGTCGGTCTACTACGGACGGAAGGCGCAGCAGCAGCAGCTGGCGGGAGGTGGCGGATGAGCGACCCGGTGAAGATCGAGGGACTGGCGCAGTTCTCCCGCGACCTGAAGAAGCTCGACAGCGACCTACCCAAGGCGCTGCGGGTGGCGCTCAACGAGGCTGCCGACCTGGTGGTCGACCGGGCGCGGCCGGGTATCCCAACCCGGTCGGGGAAGGCGGCCCGGTCGGTGCGCAAGGCGTCGACCCGCACGGCGGTGCGGGTGCGGGCCGGCGGTGCGCGGGCGCCCTACTATCCGTGGCTGGACTTCGGTGGCCGGGTGGGCAAGGGCCGGTCGGTGGTCCGGCCGTTCGATAAGCACGGCCGCTACCTGTACGCCGGCTACTTCAAGCTGAAGGCGTCCGGCGAGTTTGAGCAGGTGCTGACCAAGGCGCTGCTAGACGTGGTCGAGTCTGCCGGGATCGAGGTGGAGTGATGGCCAGTAAGAACCAGGTCACGCTGACCTTCGCCGGTGACCATGAGAAGCTGACGAAGTCCTTCGATGAGGTGGGCGACGCAGCGAAGAAGATGGATGACAAGGTCGGCGACTCGGTCTCCGGGTTCGACAAGGCCACCGACGCCTCTGACGCGCTGGACACCAAGGCCATGGGCTTCCGCGACACCGTCACCGGTGTGGAGGACAGCGTGAAGGGCTTCGGTCAGATCCTGAAGGGCGACTTGTCCGCCGACGCCTTGGTCACCGCCGGCATGGGTGTGGGCGACCTTGCGTCCGGGTTCACGAACCTCCTCGGGCCGGCGCTGGGGTCCGGCGTGAAGTGGCTGGCGCAGACCAGGGTCGGGATGCTGGCTCAGGCCGCCGCGTCGAAGGTGGTCTCCGCGGCCACGAAGGTGTGGGCGGGTGTGCAGTGGCTGATGAACGCTGCGATGGCCGCGAACCCGCTGGTGCTGGTGGTCATCCTGATCGTCGCCCTGGTCGCTGTGATCGTGTTGGCGTACAAGAAGTCCGACACGTTCAGGGCGATCGTGCAGGGCGCGTTCCGGGCGGTCGGCAAGGCTGTGTCCTGGCTGGGTGACCGGTTCTCGGATTGGTGGCGTGGCACGAAGCGGGTGATCGACCGGGTACGGGAGATGTTCTCCGGGCTGCCGGGCAGGATCGGCGGCGCGTTCCGCGGCCTGTTCAACATCATCACAGGCCCGTTCCGCGCCGCGTTCAACTTCGTCGCCAGTGCGTGGAACAACACGGTCGGCCGGCTGTCGTGGACGATCCCCGGGTGGGTGCCAGGCATCGGCGGCAACTCGATCAGCGCGCCGACGCTGCCCCAGTTCCACACCGGCGGGATCGCGTCGGGGGCCATGGGGCGGGAGTTCCTGGCCGTCCTGCGCGCCGGTGAGAGCGTGTCACCAATTGGAGACACCGGCGGAGGTGGCGAGATAGTCATACGATCCGGTGGTGCCCAGATTGACGATCTCCTGGTTCAGATCCTCGCTCGCGCTGTGTCTGCTCGCGGTGGCCTTCGTGCCGCCCTCGGCCCCGGGGCGCTGTGACGTGGCCCGACATGACGTGACGCTGCTGCTGGAGTATGGCGGGGCGGTGCATGACCACACCAGCGACCTGCTCGCCGCCTACCCGATCACGATCAGCCGTGGTGCTCAGGACTGGTCGGCCGAGGTCCCACCCAGCACGGCCCGGTTCGCATTCAAGGGCTGGCGCATGGCACCCGGCAACGCCTCCTCCGACCTGTACGGGCTGGTGGTCGAGGGAACCCCGGTGCAGATCACCGTGGCCACCGACGGCGACAGCGCCGGGACCCAGTTCACCGGGGAGATCGTCTCCCGGAAGGTGACCCAGCTCAGCCAGCGTGACTCCGACGAGCTGCGCATGGTCGAGGTCGAGGCCTCCGATGTGACTCACCGGCTCGCCCGTGGGGAGCCGCTGGCCGACTCGGTGAGCCGGTTCATGGGCACCGACGGGGCTACCAACCTGACCGCGTACTGGCCGATGGGCACTGCCGAGGTCCGCCGGCTACCGGCCGCGGGCGGCACCACCCGGGACCTGCGGGTCACAGACGCATTCGCCACCCTCGCCACGGCCGAGCTAGCACCGCACCTCGGCGCGGGCACCAGCATCGACGGTGCTCTGACGATCGCCTCCGGGGCGCAGCTGCGCGCGAACCTGCCCACCAACACGACCCGCTTGGTGGTCGACCACGCGTTCCGCTACCCGTCCGGGGCGCTGGACTTCATCAGCGGCCACGGCTGGGTGATCGACCGGTTCGCCAAGGGATCAGACGACGGGTTCGCGGTCCTGTTCGACGTGGTCCAGAACGGGGCGACCGCGGAGGACCAGGCGTGGCAGTTCGCCCTCGACGTCGGAACCGACCTGGACATCGAGGCGTTCGTGG